CTTCAACAAGTTTAGACATCGATGGTCAGTTAAACAGATTGACAGTCGGTCGGTGCAGATCACCAACAAAGGCACCATCAAGGAATGGGTAAACGATTACGGCGAAGACAGTGACTTTGTTCGAGTCCGTGTCAGAGGCATATTTCCACAAGCATCAAGCTTGCAATTCATAGCTCGCAACTTGGTTGATGACGCAATGAATCGAGTGCCGGAGCGCACAACGATACAAGGCAGGACTGCTGTTGTTGGCGTTGACGTAGCTCGATTTGGTGATGACCAAAGCGTGGTTCGCACGCGAATCGGTAGAGACGCAGCCACCTTTCCGGCATTGCGATACAGGAATCTGGACACAATGCAGCTCACCAGCCGGATCGTTGAGCATGTCAAGCTACTCAAGAATGCTGGCTATGGCGTTGTGATCTTTGTTGACGGTGGTGGTGTTGGTGGTGGCGTGATCGACAGGCTGCGACAGCTAAACTTCGATGTGATCGAGGTGCAATTCGGTGGCAAGGCTGACGACTCCAAGAAGTATGCAAACAAACGAGCAGAGATTTGGGGTCGCATGCGTGAATGGCTGCAAGGCGGCTGCTTGGCAAAGGATGAAGCGCTGGCTACCGACCTGACTTCGGTTGAGTATGGGTTTAGACCTGACGATAGCATTCTGCTTGAATCAAAAGACGCAATGAAGCGCAGAGGATTGGCAAGTCCTGATGATGCTGACGCTCTGGCTGTGACGTTTGCCCAGCCTGTAGCAGAGTTTTTAGGTGGCGAAGAAGAGCCAACAAGAAGAACAAAGGAGAAAGAGTATGATCCCTACGCAACAATGTGAGGTGCCCGTATTGCCACAAGCAGCTACTAGATTGACAGCATGTGTGATAAAGCGCGTATTGATTGACGAGCTGTTTCAAGACAAGAATTTTGATGAGCTTGTAAAGCAATACGAACTTGAGTCGCTGGTTGATGGGTTTCCCAAAGCTGATCTGCAATTCAACATGTACAGAGCGATGGAGTCAAAAGGAATATTCTTTACTCTGGTCGCTCATGTTGATGACGATCTTGTTGGCTTCTTAACTTTGTTCACTAGCGTGCTGCCACATAGTGGGAAAATGTTCGGATCTGTTGAATCATTCTTTGTTGACAAGCAGCATAGGAAATCTGGAGCTGGCATTGAGCTGCTTCGAGCGGCTGAAGAGCTGGCTGAATCTAGCGGTGCAGTTGGTTTGGTATTAACTGCGCCAAAAGGTGGAAAGCTTTCTCGCGTTATGTCTAGATCAAAGTATAGACAAACACATGAGACGTTTTACAAGGGGTTTGCATGACGCAATTGGTAGCTAATAGCGGAAAGATCAAAGCTATGAGCGTTAATGCCATAGCAAAAGTAAATGCTTTGGTTGAAGTTGTGAAGCAAATGCCGCAAGAGCAAATTGAGACGCATCATGTGATTCATGGTGGCATGTATGCAAGGACTGTTTTGATAAAGGCTGGCTGTGTAGCGGCTGGTTCGTTGATGAAGGTGCCAACCATATTGGTCATCAATGGCGATGTAACGGTATATGGAGATGGCGATTCATTTAGATTAACTGGATTTCATGTGCTACCTGCAAGCGCAAACAGAAAGCAAGCGGTCATAGCAAATGAAGACACAGCGGTCACAATGTTATTTGCAACCAAGGCAAATACTATTGCGGAAGCTGAAGACGAATTTACTGACGAAGCTGATCAGCTTATGTCTCGTAATGAAGAGGCAAAAAATTTCATCAATATCACAGGAGAATAATCATGTCAGGAGTTATTACAGCAGCCGTTGTTGTTGGTACAGGCTACCAAATTTATGCTGGCGAACGCGCTGCCGATGAGCAACGCAAAGCAAACGAGCGTCAAGCTAAAGCGCAAGCTGAAGCAAAGACGGCAGCAGAAAAGCAGCAACAAACTGCGGAACAAAACGTAAACAAGGCTAATGCTAAACAAGCTGATGTAAGTTCAATCTTGGCTGCGGCACAAGAAGCTGGAAGCGGAACAGGCACCTTGCTTACCGGCCCACAAGGTACACAAGTTGCTGATATGAATTTGGGTAAATCTACATTGTTAGGCGCTTAATCATGAGTGATTTCACCAGCGATGCACAATCGTATCCTACGGCACCTACGCGTGACAAACTGTTCACAAGATGGGGGCATTTAAAGACGGAGCGTGCGACTTGGTGGGCGCATTGGCAAGAGATTACAAACTACCTGCTACCACGCTCTGGTCGCTTTTATGTTCAAGATAGGGACAAGGGATGGCGCAGACATAACAACATCTATGACAACACAGGCACGCGAGCATTACGCGTTCTTGGCGCTGGCATGATGGCTGGAGCTACATCGCCAGCTCGACCTTGGTTTCGTTTGGGCACGGCTGATCCAGAGTTAAACAACTACCAACCTGTAAAGCTTTGGCTTGCTGACGTAACGCAGCGCATGCAAATGGTATTTCAGCGTAGCAATACATATCGCACGCTGCATCAAATGTATGAAGAGCTTGGTGCATTTGGTACTGCCGCATCAATTGTGCTGCCAGACTATCAAGGCGTGATTCACCATTATCCTGTAACGGTTGGTGAGTTTGCTATTGCACAGGATTATCAAGGCAAGGTATGCACCATCTATCGTGAGTTTGAAAAGACCGTTGGCGAGATCGTAAAGGAATACGGGTACAACAACTGTTCAACGGTCGTTAAAAACATGTTTGACCGTGGTTCGCTTGATCAATGGATCCGACTAATTCAAGCTATCGAGCCACGCGCTGATCGTGATGTCCGCAAGAAGGACGCAAAGAACATGGCATGGGGCAGCTACACATTTGAAGTAGGTGGTAACCCGCATCAATTCTTGCGTGAATCTGGCTTTAATGATTTCCCTGCATTAGTTCCTCGATGGGCGGTAAGCGGTGGTGACATTTACGGCAATAGCCCAGGAATGGAAGTGCTTGGAGATGTGAAGCAATTGCAGCATGAACAGCTTCGCAAAGCACAAGTAATCGACTACCAAACCAAACCTCCGCTGCAAGTTCCAACCAACATGAAAAATCGTGAGGTGGAATCACTCCCAGGAGGTATTACTTACTACGATAGTCAAACTGCTGGCATCAAAACAGCGTTTGAAGTTAATCTAAACCTGCAACATTTATTGATGGATATTCAAGACGTTCGCGAGCGCGTGCGTGGTGGATTCTATGCTGATCTATTCTTGATGTTAGCTAATGCAACAGACACTCGAATGACAGCGACAGAGGTTGCAGAGCGCCATGAAGAAAAGCTTTTGATGCTCGGCCCTGTATTGGAGCGTTTGCACAATGAGCTATTAGATCCAATGATCGACATGACATTTACTCGCATGCTTGAAGCTGGAATTATTCCAACGCCACCAGAAGAATTGCAAGGTATGGAGTTAAGCGTTGAGTTTGTATCGATGCTGGCTCAAGCACAGCGTGCAATTGGCACCAATAGTATTGACAGATTTGTCGGTAACCTTGGTCAAGTTGCTACATTCAAACCAGAAGTATTGGACAAGTTTGATTCTGATCAGTGGGCTGACGCATATGCTGACATGCTTGGCGTTGATCCTAAACTGTTGGTCGCATCAGACAAGGTTGCAATGCTGCGTGATGCTAGAGCCAAGATGCAAGCACAACAAGCTCAAGCAGAGCAAATGAAACAGATGTCTGAAACTGGTAAAAACCTTGGTGGCATCCAAACTGGAGATGGCACAAATGCGGCAATGGATTTAATGAATCAATTTAGCGGCTATGGATCTCCATCGCCATCACAAGTTTAAGGAGTAAGACATGGCAACAAGCAAAAGCACTTTACTTTACGGAAATATGGACAGCGGCAAAGGTGATTCAAGTGGCGCATCAGCATTTATTGAAAAGCTATTAATGGCAGTACACATGATTCATGCAGCTCATTTGATGACGACAGGAGCTGGCAGCTTTGCAGCGCATGAAGCGTTGGGTGAGGTGTACAGCAATCTTGAAAACGACCTTGATCGCGTGGCTGAAGTTTATATGGGCTGCTACAAAGCAGCTCTGTCATTTGGCAACGTAGACATGAGTAGCTATGGCGCAGAAGCTTGGAAAATCTACAATTATGTTGAAGCTAATCGCGGAATGATGGGCGATTCAGCTCACATCCAAGCAGCTATTGATGATCTGCTAAACAATCTCGCACGAAATCTATTCAAACTTGATCGTCTCGCATAAGGATTAATCATGGCACTTGTAAACATGAAAGCTTCGGCTGAAGAGTCAAACGAATATGGAATGGAATCACCTGAATATCCTTATGGTTTGAGCATTGACCTTGATGATGATTCACTTGAAAAGCTTGGTATTACTGCTTTGCCAAAGATTGGTGCCGAGATGATGGTGACAGCTCGATGTGTAGTGCATTCAGTAAGCTCTAATCAAATGCAAGGTGGCGACCAAGAGTCTCGCGTGTGCTTGCAGATCACTGACATGGAAATCGGTCAGACTGACAACGCGCAAAACAATGATCGCGCCAGCAAACTGTATGGCAACACCAATGGCACAACAGAGCCACGAGCTATCAATAATCTGCAAAGCACAATGCTTGGCGGTTAACAATGGCGATTAAACATTATCAATCAATCGGTGAGCTTTCAAGGACGGAAAGCTTTCCATTGCAAGTCGCTCGCGGATTGGTTGGTGGTCATACATCATTAAACATTGCAGGCTATCAATCTGCGGTGCATACGACTTTCATTCCAATTTGGGAAAACGCAACAGCTTACGTCTACCCAAGCAATGGAACCATGCTGCTGTGGAGTTCTAGCGCGTCAGACACCAACGTGCTGATCCGCATCAACGGACTCGATGAAAATTACTTGATGATCAGCGAGGATTTACTGCTGACAAACGGCACAACTGGTGTAACAACGGTCAATGCATACAAGCGCATCAACGGCATAAACGTCATTGATGGGGTTAACCCTGTTGGCGCAATCAGTCTTGGCAACAACGCAAAGACACAAACTTATGCAAAGATTGCAATTGGCGCTGGCACAAGTGCAATGACTATCTATACCGTACCCGCTGGCTATACTTTTTATTTAGCCAAAGTAAATGCGTATACACATCAAGGCAATAATCAAAATGCCAACTACAGGTCTTACACAATTAATCCATCTGGGATTATTCGAGCTGTACTGCAAGTGCCATTTACTGGTGAATACATATCAGAAAAGACAGTGCCACGACCATATACAGAAAAGACTGATTGTCAGTGGCAATGCAGCTCTACAACCCATTCGGAAGTTGGTATTCAAATTGAAGGTATATTGATTAAAAATGATGAAACATAAATGTGGCTGCATGATGGTGCCCGTATCCACATGTGCCGTGTATAAATTCGCAGCATGAGTAATTACGACCCTCTAGACATTCGTGGGCAGGAGCGCACCGAAGCAGATAAAAAGCTTCGGGAAAAACTTGTTCGTGATAATGAGGAAGCTGATCTCAAATGGCTCATGAGCAACAAGCGGGGTCGCCGAATTGTTTGGCGACTT